CTCATCAGCCATTGGTCTATAGAGTTTGCCTGGGATAGTCTTCATGTCTTTATCATCAGACACGATGCATGTAGGGTGAGTCTTAGCAGACTGGAGGATGCCCATAATGTCATCAGCTTCTAAAGTGTCCTGTACATGACACATGAAGTTGTCTTTGGCCCACTCTATCAAGTGTTTGTAACCCACTGGCTTTCTGACTTTCTTGCGTCCACCCTTGTAGTCAGGAAACACAGTCTTTCTAAAGTTCTCACCTTCGGTAAGACAGACGAGCATCTTGTCTGCTTGCAGACGTTCACAGAAGGCCTGTAGTCGACTTGTAAACATGCGTTTAGCTGCAGCTACATCACATGTTAGAGACCATACGTCATCCCCCCAGTCAGTTTCGTCTTCACAAGCTGCAGCTGCCTGATAGAGATACAAGTCACCATCAATAAGTAACGTGGTTTCTTCGCTAGAGAAGCTCTTTAATACGTTCATCGATTCCCTCCATAAACTCAAAGCCTTCTTCAGTTATCATCCACTTCTTGCCAAATGTCTCATCTTCAATCTGTGTTGTGATAAGACCTGAGCTGGCACAGACAGCTACATACCAAGCACCGTTACGTGCAAAGTTACTTTTAACTGTGAAGGGTTCTCTAGCTGCTTTGTCGAGGACTAACCAAAATGATACGAGCTGTTCAACGTCATCGTTGAAATCAATAGATTCAGTGTGTGTCACACCAAGTGAGTCCCACGGCATAATCTGCTTCGATTGGGAGTTTGCTGGTGATTCCGAAATGAGTTCCTGCTTCTTTCGCCATTCCTCTAAGTATGTTACCGACATTGTGTGCTACCTCTTCAGTTCGACATGCAATCTGCAGTTCGTCATGTACCCATGCCAAGATGAGTGCATCGTTCTGTAGTTGCTGTCTTGTTATCTCCTTGTCGACCAGGGCTAACCACTTCTTACACAGAAGGGCTCCTGCTGACTGGAGAAGTTGTGAAAGGCATTTATGCTCTGACCTTACGAACAGCTTTCTGCCGTCCAAACCTTTGAGGTATCCGCGCTTATATGCTTGTGAAAGTTCGTTCTTTAATGATTTAAAACTAGGAATATTCTTGTCAAACTCTGACTTAAGTCTCTTACCGTCTTTGGCATTACCACCGACTAACTTACCAATGAGAGCATCTCCACCCCCATAAGTAGTTGCATAAATGAATGTCTTAGCTGCATCTCTTGTGGGTAAACCTGCTGCCTTCTGATTGAAAGTATGAATGTCTCCATCCATGATTTGTTTGGCGTACTCACCGCCATCATCAAGAAAGTAGGCAAGACACCTAAGCTCCAACTGAGACAAGTCGCCACCACAGAGGTGCCATCCCTTGGGAACCGTAAACAACTCTCTCATGGGTTTACCGTAGGCTGCTCTAGCTGACACAGTCTGTGCCACGTTAGGATTACGATGGGATGCACGGCCTGAGACTGTACCTCCAGACACTATGGTATGCCGTAGCTTACCGTCAGTGTCTACCATCTTGAGCCATGCTTGGCTACCCTCAGCCAACTGAGCGATTCTCTTTTGTACTAACATAAACTTCGCTAGTTTCTTAGCTTCAGGATATGGCAACTGAGACAGTACAGTCTCGTCTACCTTGGCCTCACCACTGGGGGTGAATGACTTAGGTTTCCAACCGTACTTTTGTACAAGACAATAATGAATATGCTTACGACTGTTAGGGTTAAACTCAACAACCTTGACCTTCGTAAAAGGCTCTCCTTTGACGTATCCACGAGTCTTATTGTTAGCTTTAGGTATGAACTCAGTATGTATCTCCCACGGCTCAAACAGCTCGTTTAGCTCCTTCTCAAGCTCTATCCGGGTCGTTGCTAACTCAGCGTACAAATGCTCTGCTGCTTTAATGTCAAAGGTCCAACCGTTGTTGCCAACTCTGTAGCAAATCTCAGCTAACTCATGTTCTAACTCAAGCGACTCCTCAGAGAAACCTTTAGCCATCTTCATGAGCTTTTTGTATAACTCATAGGTAACCGTTACATCTTGCTGACAATACTCAAGCATCTCAGGGTTACACTCTTCCCAGCCTCCCTCATAGTCACCTTTCATGGTTCCCATTCGCAGACCCCAAGCCTTAAGTGCATGGCTGCCATACATTCTTTTCTTGAAGTCTTCGGGTAGACCGACAGATGTTGCATCGTCATTCATAAGGTCAGCAGCAACTAGTCTACTGATGACAAGTGTGTCTATGACTTTGCCTGTTGGTTTCCAATGTGGATAAACTTTTTGTAGTGCAGGTATGTCAAAACCAATGATGTTGTGGCCTATGATTTCTTCAGAATCTCTTAGTAAGACAAGAGCCTCAGTGATGCCTTCTGTTCCATGGTAAATCTTAGGTCCTTCATTAGTTGTTGTATCTTGGATTGCGATACAGTGGATCGTGTCTAACTCCTGAAGTAATCCATTGCTCTCCAGGTCAAACACTAGACTCATACAGCCATTTCAATTTGAGTAACGTAATCATTGACGTTAGTGTTTCTCAAATGCCAACGACCAACAGTGGCTTTCTTTCCTTCACGGTTCTTGACTCTGATGTCTTCTCGAACAATGTCAAAGCCTTGGTTCTTTAAACTGTGTATATGTGCTGAAATTCTAGTGATTCCCCAAAACCTGAATGCATCTAAACTGGTAATACTGTTGCCTTCTTGTAAAAACGAAAGGACTTTATCTTCTTGTGACATAGTATGTCTCCTTGTGATGTGTCGATTTTAAAAACGAGAATCATCAGAATCGGCATCGATTAACCGTCCTGATTCGCGGTTGTACCTCAGTCTTCCTGCCCATCCAACTTGACCAGTAAAACGGTTCTTTAAGACCACAAGCTCCCTAGTGTCATCTGTTGGGTCCTCAGCGTTTACTTGAAGACCAATACAAAAGTCAGCAAGTTGTGCAATGGAGTGGGAGCCTCGTAACTGAGAAAGTTTTACTTTGGCACCGTTTTCATGACCATCGCCTTGAGGACGAGTAAGATGACTAACTAAAAACAAAGTGATTTGTAACTCTTGCACCATCGTTCGTAGTCGAGTCATTGCGTCATCTATCAATCTGCGTTCGTCTGACACTTTTCCAGTCATCGAACTGACAACAATAGATAAGTGGTCTAAAAAGACATGTGTACATCCCATGGCTTTCACCATGTATTGAATGCGATTGATGACGATGTCTAAGTCAGTGCTACCAAAGTGATTGAAAAGCTGAATGTCTTGTAACTTGAACAAATCATCATGAGCCCATAAAACTTCTTCTTTTGTTGCAGCCTCATGGTCTTGCACAATGTTTTTGTTTAGATACAGTCCAATGAGACCTCTAACAGTTCGCTTGTTTTCCTCTTCAAGCATTAGCATTCCAACCTTTTGTTTGTGCATATGAAGGTGTAATGCAAACTCAGTAATTAACGTAGATTTACCCACGCCACTCCCGGCACATATCGTGACCAAAGTAGACGGACGAATGCCTCTTGTTAGTTCGTTAAGTTTTGAGTAGGGGTAAGTAACTAACGAGTGTTCATCAGTCTCAGTGATGATGTCTCGCAGTTCTGTTGTAGAGACAATACCATCAGGTCTCCAGTCTTTTGCTCTCCAGATGGCATTGACTATTTCAGCCTCACCTCCTGCCTGTAGAGCTTCGTTAGGGTCTTTGTAACCACTAAGCTTTGCTATCTTGCATTTGCCGATAGGAAGGCTCTCAGCACACTCTAATGCAGCCTTTTGACCTGCTTCGTCTGAGTCAAACATCAAGATGATTTCTTCAAAGCCATCTAGAAAGTCCCAGGCCTTCAGAAGAGCCTTCTTAGCCGATTGCGCTCCATTTGGGACTGACACTACAGGCCACTTGTTGTTTTGAGCCTGAGACACTGAGAGGCAGTCTAAGGCACCTTCTGTAACTACAAGCTTTCTACCTGTAGTCCACAAGTGTTGACCAAAGAGGCACATGTGTATTGCATCGCCTAAGACAGTGAAGTTCTTGTCTTGGTCTCTTGTCTTTTGAACTCTGATTTCACCGTTGTCATCACGGTAGTTTTCAATCTGTACTGGTCTTCCTTGGTACTCTCCGACTTGATAGTCATACTTGCGACATGTGTCTTCGCGGATGCCTCTAGCAACTAAGTCAGCGTAGTCCCCTTGTATTAAATCTTTGTGTAGTTTCTTTGGTTTCGTGGATGCAACAACTTCTACGTCATCACCTGGCGTAAACAATTGGCATCCAAAACAATAGGTATGGCCATCGTCATAGATAGCAGCGTTATCTTTTGAGCCACAACTCTCGCAACTCACATGCATTACAAATGCAGACTCATTGTGAGTCTCTTGAATTGATAACATTTGATTTCCCTCAAACGAAAAAAAGGGCCACCCCCATTTCTGAGGATGACCCTTAGCTCTCCTTAACTACTCTCGTAGCCACTCATCAGGAATCGTTTTGTGGGCATAGACAAACCCCTGCTTATCACAGAAGGATGCATATGTCGTTTTCGACCCCTTGTAGAGTTTGGTGTTGCAATTACTAAATACAAACCGTATGTCAATCTCTGGGTGCTGCTTGCGAATTAAGACGTGCTTCTGTCTGTCCTTCACGTTCCAGATACCTTTTGTCTCGACATAAAAAAAGCCACCATCTTTCTTAGGCAGCTTAAAGTCGGGGGTGTACTTGTGATTGCTTTCTGGTATTACATAGAGAATCTTGTCAGTCTCATAGATAACCTCAAGACCTGCAGCTTTAATCTGACCTGCTGCTATGTCTTCAAGACCACTTCGATAACCATGCTTGATACCACGTTGTCGCTTAGAAACGGTCTGCCGACTGCGCTTCTTCCGTTGTCTCTGGGGCATCGAAAGTATCCTGTAGTATGTCATCTGCTACAAAACCGCCCTCAACGGAATCAAACCCATCACCGTTAGTCTCACCACTGGACACAGGGTCAATGACCTGGACCTTGGTTAACTGTAAGGTGATGCCCTTAGAACCACTGACACTGTAAGGTGCAATGAATCCTCCGACCTTGATTACTGAGCCACCCCAAATCTTAGGGACTTGCTCTCCAACTAAGTTCTGACCAGTAGAGTCAAAGAAGTTGGGTACATATTTACTTTTAGTAATAAACACAGTCTCACCAGTGTCTTCGTCACTCTTAAATGGCATACGAGCCTTTTTCCAGTCTCCACCGAACTCTGTCTCTGCAACCTTCTCTATCATCTTAACTAAGGCAGAAGCATCGTCTGCAATAAGATTGGTCTTGTACTTTGGCTCATTACCAAAGGCAGTGTCAGGCTGGTTTAACCATGGATACTGGGCGCGACCTTTGCCGCTGGTGAATTTAACTCGATTAGTTTGAGCCATTAGTTTCTCCTTTTGTTTAAGTTTTAGTGTTTACAATTGATAATAGAAAACGCTCTCCCAGGGTTACTGGGAGGTCACGATTTAAGTTGACGATTGTTCTCTAATAGGTGGACACTTCTCGTGCCCAGGTACTAACTAAAGCAATATTCTGACTCTATGACTTGCTCTAGATTGAGGTTGCCTTTAGGTGGAATCTCTAAGTCATCTAGCTTTTTGATACCTTCGTCAGACAACTGTTTCTTAGATTGCCTCCAAAACTCAGAGTAAAGACAATAGTCTGAATACATGTCAGCAAAAGTATGACGGACAGACTCATACATTACTTCGCTCTCTGCAGGTGTTGTTCCAAAAGAGTCATGAATCAAAAAGAAGTTAGTTACTCCTTGTTTCTTAGCGTCTAACACAGTCTTCAACAAGTGAGATGAATCCATAGAGTGAATGACGTTAGGTGCTATAGAGCTTTTAGACTTCTTCTTGTCTACCTTTGACTTTGGACTCTTGGACCTGAAGGTTGCTTGAGTTCTTTTGTTGATACCTGCTTCTCTGTCGAACAAGAAGATTTTTACCTTCTTAACATCCCAGTGGGTATACCGCTGACACATTGGAAACCCTATTGGATTGTCAAAGCGTAAGTGTTTACCTTCGTGAGCTAAGGCACCTGCAATCTTCTGAAAGAAAGACATACCACCTGCTGCACTACTAATGACTTGCTTGACTGATGAGTAGTTAATCGTAGCTAAGAATCTAGCAGCTTGACTATGAGACCAAGTGTCTTCACCAAAAGGATGTACAAAGGGTTTACCAGTGGTTCCATCAAGTTCTTTCTTGATGACCTTGTCAGACAGCTTCTTCATGATGTCTTCGATGAGTTGGTCACCAAATCCCCAGGCATCACTAGAGTAACCGTAGGTCATGGTGTTTCTTTTAACGGTGCTTCGGTCTACCCCATAGGCTAACCATTGTTTTGCAAAGATAATCCTGGAGGCTCTTACTTGTTGTACCGTCTTAATGACCTTACCACTCTTGTCTTTGATTTCCTTAAGGTAAGGTTCTTCAAAGGATGGGTCAGCAATTTGCTTAAGACGTGCATTAGTTACTTTTGCTACTGCAGCATATACATCTTGAGGTTTATCACTAGGCATCAAGTTAACCAGGGCACCATCGTCTTCATTGAGTGATGCTGCAGCATAGTGCTGTACGCCACTGTTAGTTCCATCCAAAGAACACGGTAGTCCACACATGTAGTCCTCACCGACTACTCGACAATCCATGTAGTTTGCATACTCATGGCATGCTGCAAGGAATTGAAACGGTTTGTCAGCTTTAGACCAAATCTTGAAGGTACCTATGAAGTCTCGACCAATGGCATAAACAAGGCGTTCTCTTCGTTGAACAAACGCCACTCTAGTGTCTAAAGATTTCTTGCTTAACTTGTTGATGTCCCACACATTGGCAATGTGCATAGACAACCAATAGACAGAGTCATCACTAGAGACTATGGTCTTATCGTGAAGTAGAAACAAAGACTTGATAGGGTCATCCCGGTGGTAACTAAAGTTAGACACTGGATACACACGGCATCTAAAGTCTTTATTCCAACCTATGAAGAACTTTGTGTACAAAGACATTTCATCAGCATCAGCCATGTCTTGAGTCATCAAAGACACTGCACCGTCTATCTCTCGATTCTTTGTCTCTATCTCTTTTTCAACTGTAGTGATTAACTTTTTGTCCTCTACTGACATAGAGCTAAAGTCATCAGGTCTCTTTGGTTTAACAATCTTTGTTTTAGACGGAAACTTAGGTATTGGTGCATCAGTCTCCCAAGCCCACTTAACTGCTTCTAACGTGTACTGATTGATTTCTAAAGGTGTCTCTTGCAGTGCATTGAGTGCTTGGACATAGTCAGGTAACTCCTTACCGTCTTTCAACTGATACTCTATGGCCTTCTTTTGTACATAGGATGCCTTGCGAACTAAAGGTACTTGCTTACAGGCTCTTTCTGTAAAGTAACAACCAGTGTCAAACTTAGTCCATGGTTTCGGTGGTACTACTAACGGTCTAAACATAGGCTCTTGCCAAGACACAAGATAATCCATGTCTGCTATTTGGTCCCTAGCACTTTCGGTTAGACCAATCATTTTCCTAAAGTCTGAATACTTTGGACCTTCTCTCTTATCCCAACCCTCAAAGACACCACTTGCCTTTAAGACAGCACTAAGTATCAAGGCTCCTACTTTAATGTGTCTTTCGCATAGGTCCTTGTCTTGACCATTGACCTTCATGGTGATGTCTTTAGGACCCCAGTCTTCCTTCACATAGTCTTTCTTAGAAGCCATGGCCTTAGCTGCTTTAACCTTGAAGAACTCTACAGCTTCGTCTTTAGTAACCTTTGTCTCTATAGACTTTGCCAACTGATTGTCGAACTCTTTGAGACCATCGAACCACTGCTGTAGTTCTACCTTCTTACCAATCATGTTCAATATGTTGGTCCTACAGCCATTAGTGGCTACAGCTTCATAACATACAGCAAGACCAATGTAAGCAGCTACATCTGTGTCTATAGCCTTTAGGTCTTTATAACCACAGTGTTTACGTCCGTCACCCTTGTTCTCTTGGGTCGTAAGGTAGTCCTGTAGTTCTGTAGAGACTCTTGGTAAAGCCTCAGTTATGAGCTTGTGAGGATTATTCTGAGTGGATAACTTAGAGTTCCCTTTAAGCCTGTTAAGATATCTTTGTCTTCCATCGTCAAACATCTTGTTTTCACGTTGGACCTGTGTAGCGTGTGTACCGTTGATTAACTCCTTCATACTCCTTGTCTCCCATGACATTTGTATTCTCTAAGGGTGGACACAACTAAATAATAATGATTACCATCAATAATGCATAGAGTTTTATGTCTATTTGCATAGCTGTAGTCCAAAAAAAAGCCTCCGTGGTGGAGGCCTTTGTTTCTAATGCTTCTTCAATGAAGCGTAGTGTTCTCAAGTACTAACTCAAACTGGTGTGGCTCATCATCGTCTACCACCTCTATTACATCAGTAGCTAATGACCACGCCATGTCCCAAGCATCCTTGGCTTCTTTGGCTTTATCGTCTTTTTTCATGCGACTCTCCTTTGTTTTTTCCATATACTTCTGTACATAGCGCAACCCAATGCTCAGGATAATCCTTAACCAGGCCTTGTCGGAGTTTATCTATCGCCTCTCCGTCCTCATTCTTAGCTTCTGCACAAGCCGCATCAATCATTAAGTTCCATAAGTCAATTTTCCATTCTCTAAAATTCATGCGACTCTCCCTTTCGGTGCTTCAAGTTTACTCATGATGTTAGCCAAAGAATCTTTCTTGGCATGGACATACTTCTTTGTAGTAGCTATTGACCTATGACCTAAGATAGTACCGACAACAATCGTGTCTACATTGAACTCCATTGCTAACCTAGTAGCACATGTGTGTCTAAGCACATGGAACACAAAGTCATCGTCATAAGGAGCGATAGACATCCTTGCAGCATCCCAAGTGTCATAGAACTTACGGTGCGAATAGACACCACTAGGACAATAGCCTAGGTTTTCTAAAGCAACCTTCGCTTCTTGGTTTAAAGGTACAGTTCGCTGCTCACCATTCTTTGTCTGCGTAAGCTCTACAAAGCCACCACAGCGGCTCACAGTGCCTACAGTCTTCTTACTAGACGCATTGTTGATACTTAAGATTTCTCCTAAGCGCATACCAGTGTTCACACCTAGAGTGACAAAGTCAGCCATCCATGGGTGGTCAGAGTCCAAGAAGAACTCTATGAGGTCGTTGACCTCTTGGTCAGAGAAGAACCTAGGTCTCCCTGGCTCTACAGGTTTCCAGCGTACCTTAGGTACTCTCTCGACCAACTCAAAGTCAGCTGCTAGGTTAAACAAGGCACTGAATGCTGCCAAGTACCTATTGACTGTGTTGTTCTTGAGACCTTCAGCAGACAAGTGGTCTATGAAAGCATAGAGGTCAGCAGCTTTATATTCGCCAATCTCTTTGTACTTGTTGTATCTAAAGTCGCTGAGTCTTTTGACCATAAACTCACAATCTCTTAGGTACTTACCGCTCCAGAGCCTAGCTCCGTGTTTATCAAAAAAAGTTTCTATAGTTGTCATAATGTATTCTCCAAGTAGTGACAGCATCAGGGCTGTCTGAAGACATAAAAAAAGACCCGAAGGTCTTTGTGTCAATCGATTAATTTAAGTAAAATCTATTGCTATTCGTATGTAGGAAACTATAGAGCTGCTAGTTGCTTTAGTAGAGCAGTCGACTCATAATCGATTGGTCGTAGGTTCAAGTCCTACTGGGCCCACCACTTACAAGACGTTTTAGCTATAGTTTCCACGCTAGAAAAGTCAATAGACCTTCGTAACGTATTACCCTCTTTGTCGATCCCCAATTTGGAATGGGGGCATAAAGTAGCTGTTGTCTGTACCGCTGTAGGTAGCCACCCCTGTAGTCATATCTCAACCACATGTGCATTATTATCTATTGTGAGACGTATGTAAATACCTTGAGTATAGGTGGACACAACTGAAAAAACATCAGCCAACCTAAGTCGACTGATGGGGCCACAGGCCAAGGAGACAGCGGTCTCTAGGGGTTTAAGACGCTGCCTGACAGCATGACTAGTACGGGGAGCCAAGTCACACTTATCGGGAGTTACATAGGGTTAGGGCATGCACATTCATGGTTTTTACTGAGGTTTTCCGACTCCCAGTATTGACCACAATGTTCACACTTTTTGTACTCAAGTGTTCTTTTGCTACCAAAGATAGCATCATAGTTTAGTTCGTATTGTTCCCGGTTCGGGATAGGTCGCGGAGTGCTGCCTTTTGACATAGACACCTCCATTTTGGTAGGACATTGTTCTCTAATAGGTGGACACTTCTATTTTCTAAGGTCCATTAGCTTGCTGACACCACGGATGCCAAAGCTGCTTGAGATTGCTATAAAGAGTAGGTATTGGTACCACTCAGGTAATTCAGAGAGTGCAACAAAACCAAGTTGTACCCTTTCGATGACAGTCGTGTCATTAGCTGCAATGGCGTAACCTACCATAAAGATAGGTATAGCTAAGACAATCGTCCAGAACTCATCTTTCCAACTGCTGCCAGATGCAGCGGCCATTGTCTGCTCCCAGTTTGCATCATTCTGTATTACTGAGATTTTAGCTTCATGCTTTGCCTGCTTCTCTTCTGCCTTGTTCTTCATGTAGCCGCCTACCAAGTTAGTGATAGGACCAATGAGATTCTGTAGCATCAGCTGGCACTCCTTATCATGGCAGCAACTTCTACAGCTCGATAGCCTACCTGGTTAGCATAGCGACTATCTAGTAGTTCATTGGCTGCTCTCTTGTACTTACCTTCTTGTATAAAGGCTAAGGTCTTTTTGAACTGAAGTAACCTAGGGATGCCCATGTTAAAACATAGGTTAACCAGAGCCTCTTTGACTGGCTCAGGCATCTTCTCAAAGTCTTCAATGTTTCTCTCTAGGTCAATGATTGCATCATCAATGTCTTCGTCTAACATGATATCAGCGACCTTTTGTGAGATGCCTTTGTCATCTAGGTTTCTTCCAACACCGATAGTTAGACAGCCTGAGCTGCATTCGTAGGGCATGAGTTTACAAGCCTCATGTTTAATTAATGTCTCACGCAATCTCTGCATGTCCATAGTTATCTCCTTTTAAACATGTGTTATTAAGCCGTAAAATGCCCAGCCGTTCAGTATTAGAGCTAGAAACAACCCTTTCCACGTATCGCTACCCCAAGTCCAGTCTTGGCCTGAAACATTCATTAGTAAATCTCCTCTGTATCATCAACGTATTTCGGAACACAGTAAGCAGTCACAGGGTGTACATACTTTCCTCCTCCCTGAGTAGACAAAATTTCACTAAACCAAAGGCAGTGCCTCACGTCTCTCCATATCCCATAGGTTTCTGTAGACTCGATGAATTTACCTGTAGGAGCCCACAGTTCCACTACTAAGACAAATGCTAGTATCTTCATCGGATTATCTTGAAGTTGTGGTCTTCTGGTAGCCATACAAGACGGCATACAGCTGGTGCTACTTCATAGTTTCTTCTTGGACGGCTCAGGGATTGAGCCATGTATAGGCAGCCTTGGAGACTGTGGAAGTAAAGAGTTTTTTCGTCTGGTTCCCCTGCCTCACCCCCAATAAGGAAGATAAGGGCAAAGGCTAGTTTCACTTTTGATTTTGCTGCAACATAATAGTAATGAGCTGGGCCAACTTAGCGTCAGATGCCTTTGCAAGCTCGTTTGACTCAGACAGCTTATCTGCTAAGACAGTAATAGCCTGCTCATTCAAAGCAGACTTTCGTGTGTTAGATGCAGAGCTTTCTTGTACCTTCTCGACCACTTTAGCGACTCTAGATACCTCAGCATCTGTGGCTTGAGACTGCGCTTCTAAGGCGTAGAATGCCCCTATTGCAGGTACTGCAGCCAATATCAAAGGTAATGCCCAGGAGGGCAATTGAATTTGATTAGACATAGTGTTTCCTTTTTTTAGACAAATTTAGCGAGAGCGATTGCTCCCAAGATAAATGGATAGATGGCCCATAGCATTTTCTCTAGCTTGTCGAAACGCTTGCTGCCATCACTTAGCCTACGCTCTATAGATTCATACCTAAGAGCGCATTCAGCCTCATGTTTTTCCATTCTAGCAATGCATTCCTTTACAGTTGCCATCAGTACTTTTTCCTTTTCTTTGCAGTCTTGGCGGCACGTTTGAAATTAGCAGCTGTAGGGGCTCCCTTGGTACCAGGTTTACGCATCTTCTCGCCACTCCCGGCAGCTATGCGTTTCTTTTTAGCTGCTATGTTTGCATATAGTCCTCTCTTAGCCATTACCACGGAACCTCCGCTACAACTGATGGAGCCTTAGACTCTGCAATTTGATTTGCAATAGAAGCCTCAATGTCAGCTACAGTAATCTGAGGACAAGCCTTTACCCAGCCAACAGCCATATCTTCTGTAATGTCATCAAATGCTACAAAGTCATCTGAGTCTGCGTCTGGTGTAAAACTGCAAGTACCATACGAACTACCGTAATGACTTACTGCGTCATCACCAGTTCCTACTTCCTCGCTATCACTTGCTCGCCAGTGTGCAACGATTACACCATCGTCGCTTGAGTTTCTTTCGAGCTGTACTACTGTCCATACTACTGCCATTTTCTTGTCCTCTGATAAAAGTTAAATTGCTGAAATAATAAATGCTAGGAGTTCACTGTATCGAACACCCATTCTTGTTTTCTCTACGCCATCCTCTGTCCATGTGTTGCTGGTAAACATTCCATAGCGCCCTGCGTCTAAACCTTCAGCTTCAAATGCGGCCTGTAGGTCTTGCGCTATGATTCCAAAGTGAATACGGGCATCATCGCCCTTTTCTTGAACTGCTGATTTCCATCGGAATTTCTTGAGTAGACCCTTGCAAGCTACTGCCACACGTTCTTCAGCTTCTGTAAGAGACTCTATGTCTTGCTTTTCGTTGCGGTCAGATGTTTGGATAGTGCCGTTAGTGGCACAGATATCATCAAAACGAGCGTTAGACGTATTGCCTAAACTTATTTTTCCATCTGAGTTTGTTGTGCCTGATATAGAATAAGGTTGAATAGCGCCAACGCCATAGCTTTCGTTAGTCGTTACAAATTGGAGACCAATCTTATTTTTACCAACAGAGGGTGCAGATACAGTTTCAGCAAAACTCGCAGTTCCATCAGTCTTGATAAAGAAGTCAGATGAGCGAGTACCACCGCCAAAGCCCATGCCGTAGGCTGATACTGAGACGTTGCCTTTTGTTGTGCCGTCACGACGAAAGTCCAAAATGGTTCCATCGCTAGACAACCGATTCAAAAACAAACCTGCGTCACCAGACTTTGTGATGTCTAACGAACCGTTGCTGTTTAAAGCAATGCCTTGCGTTCCAAAGTTTGTAGTAGTCTTACCAACGAGTAGTGTGCCGCCCGATGTGAGCGTCATGTCATGATTTGTGCCGTCAGGAGTCCAACGACAAGAGCCGTCAGCATTGATGCGGAAGCGTTCTGTTGCAGATGTAAGAAAACTCATTGAGTCATCAGTGTGAGTATAAAGTATCTGACCCCGAACAGTTGTATCGCTAAAGTTTATTCGACCTGTTCCTGATGTAGAGTTAGATTGAAG